AGCTGGAAGAAGCCAATCGGGGCATAGCCCCCATAATCGAAGTGCCCGACCCTGGAGCCGACCGGCCAGTCGCGTGGACCGCGATGGAAGTAATGTTTCTCGTAGGGATCGGGATCGACCAGGTAACTCTTCCAGGCGGTGAATGACGGGCAGTCTACCCGGTCGACCCCGTAGATATTCTGCGGGTCCAGTTCCACGTTCGCCAGATGCTTTCGAGCATTCCGGGGCAGCGCGGTGTCAGCGTCGAGGTGGACGACCCAGTCCTCGAGCTTGAGATGGGCCAGGCCGATGTTGATCGCCGCAGCCTTGGCGAATGACTCGCCCCGATGGAAGTACGGGCAGAGTGCCATCCGCACGCCGTACCGCTGGCAGACCGCGATCGTGCCGGCATCGCCCTGCGACGTGACGACGACCCAGTCGTCGAAAAGCGACTGGTTGACCCGGATGGTCTGCTCCAGGAAGTCGTCATAATGGAGACAGACCGTGACCGCTTCGATCCGCATGCTCTCCTCATCTGAATAGTGGCGAGTGGCGAGTGGCGAGTGGCGAGAGAAGACGAATTGATTTACTCGCCACTCGCCACTCGAGTTCTCACGTGAAAGCCATGGTCAGGTCTGCCGAGTTGGCCGGATCCCACTGGTTGGTGACCGTCATGGTCTGGGTGTAGAGGTCGTTCAAGGGGAGCTGATCCTCGAACGTCGTGATCACGCTATTCGTCTCGAGGTTGAAGGTCGCCGTGTGCGTTCCGTTGTTCAGCTCGAGAGTGCATGTGCTGCCCGTGTACCCGGCGCCCGTGTTGAAACCGAGCAGGCCCTCATAGTCCGTCCGGTCATCGGGACTTGGCACGTAGAAATTCTGCGCCTCGAGCGTTGTCGACCGGCCCACGAACCGCATCAGGTTGATGAACCGGTTCGCCCAGAACCGCCGCGCGAGCACGTTCTTGCTGCTGAGCTTCAAGCTCTGGAACTGGGTCCGGGCCGTCCCGATCGTCAGCCCGCCCGAGGCGTGCACGAAGACATAGGGGCCCGTGGTGCCACCCGCGGGCATTTGCGCGTCGGTGGGAGCCGGGAACGTCACCGAGGTCGGGTCGGTCGAGCTGTCGAACTGGTTGCCCTGCGGGGTGCTCCCGGAGATGTCGAGCGAGAGCGTGGCGATCGTGCCGTCCTCGCTCACGTCGAGGTCCCACCCGTCCACCTTGCAGCCGAGATAGACCCGCCGCTTGATCGTGCCGTCCGACCGCGTGATGGCGTGGTAGATCGCCACGCTGGCCAGGTCGCCCGCGGGCTCCGTCGTGGTCCAGGGGGATGTCTGGCCGGTGTTGATCTGCTGCCCGCCCCACTGCAGCAGAAATGCCGACAGGGGCCCGGCGTAAAGCTTGGTGACCAGCCGGCCCTTGCACTCGATCTTGTCCGAGACGCGGAAGGCGTCGATCGCCACGCCGCCGCCGTAGGGCACGGCCACCATCACCGGCCGCGGCCGCATGGTGAAGACGTTGGCGCCGTCGAGCCTGATGTAGAATGCGTTGGCGCTGGTCGTCGGCCAGACCACGGGCGTGGTGACGGGAGTCTTGTAGGCGGACTCCTGCACCAGGAAAAGAAACTCACGTGACATAGCAGGAATCCTTTACGAGTTGAGCTGGGATTGAATCTCGATCTTGATCTGCCCCTGGCCGGCGAAGAACACGCCGTCAGGGCCGGGGTCGAAGGCGGGCTGACTGAAGAGCACGAGCCCACTACGGGCCCCGGCCGCCTGCAATGTCTGGATGATCGCCTGCCTTGGGGCGCCGCCGCCGGCCGGGTAGAAACAGCGGGTGAGCATCCACCAGAAGTTGGTCAAGTCGTCGCAGCACGAACCCGCGATGATGACCTCGCAGTTGATGAGCAGGTCGCCCGCCATCGTGTCCGGGGTCTTGAACTCCTCGCCCGTGTTCATCGGCGTCCATCGCAAGCACGGTGCTTCCTGGTAGCTGAATGGCTTGACGTCCCTGGGATGCCCCTCCCATGTCCTGAACCTGTCCGGCTTGACGATGCGTTGAAAGATGCTGTTGCCGCGCACGATAGTTTCCATGGCGCGGAAGACCGCGGCCCGGGGAGACGTCGGGAGGTCGAGCTTGCAGACGCTGGCCATGATGGGAAAGCCTTATACTCACGCGGAATCGATCGAAGCCGGCCGTCGCTGGAACGAGAGCCTCGCGATGCCGATTCAATGGGCGATGTACTGCACGCGTTGCGGAGTCGACGGAGTCGCGGGCAACAAAAAGGCTGGCGGATACGAGGTTCAATGTCCAGGATGTGGGCGGGCTTGGATGCTCAGGAAATGCCGGTCAGGCCCACAGAGTGTTCGTACTTGAGAAGTTGATCGGGACTTCCCCGAATCCGTCGCCGTTGACGTCGATCTCGACGGTGGTGCTGGCCAGGAGCGACTCAGCTTCGAGCCGGTAGCGGGCCGCGAGCATCGCGTACATCCCGCCCTTCGTGATCATGCTCTCGCAGATTCGGGAGAGGGCGTAGTAGGCGCAGACGTTCCTGATCCGGGGGGTGACCAGGAGCTGGTTCGCGGCGAGTGAAGCAAAGAGCCAGCGGTTGGTGAGACTGGTCCGCCGTCCGCCCCCGGTGTACCAGGCGTCCAGGGCGAACCCGTGGTAGCCGAGGAGCGAGACGTTGCCGCCCCGGTAGTTTCGCAGAGTCATCTCGTCGAGCCAGTCGCGCGAGTCGGCGCACGGGTCGTCGAATCCTTCGTGACTGTCAGGCACCTGCAGGTCGTCGATCCAGGGTGCGATCTTGCGAAGGTCCACGATGCTGATGTAGGTCGGCCTGGGAACGACCGCCATCGGGGCCGCGATGATCTCGATGGATGTGCCGCGGGGTAGCAGGGCCGTGGTCCTGGACGGCGTTCCGGCCCGGGTCGCGTATGCCTGGAGATAGTAAATCCCGTAGGCCAGGCCTGCGCTATCGGTGTTCTGGAGCGTCACCTGGTACTGGGCGTTCGCCGCCGAGATCCAGGTTGCCGTGGGGGTCAGCAACGGCACCTCGTTCGACCCTGCCCAAACCGAGGCTGTCAGCACGTCCGTGCTGAGAAAGATGCCCGTGGGCGTGGTCCCGTCCGGGTTCGTCACCTGGAAGGGGAAGTCCCGGGCGGTGCCTTGAACAAGCTCGAGTGCGATGGACATGGGAGTAGTGGCGAGTTGCGAGTTGAGAGTGGCGAGTGAGGAGAAGCGGATTTACTCGCCACTCGCCACTCGCCACTCGCCACTCTAGTCTGCTGCTGTCAGGCCCACGGTGATCAGCGTGGTCTGCTCGGGGTCGATGCCGAACGGATTGACGTTGCCTGCCGAGATCCGGATCGTTTGCTCGGGGTCGATGCCGAACGGGTTGGCGTTGCCGGTGGAGATCAGGACGGACGTATATTCGTAGGGGAGGTAGAGAGCTGGCATCAGGACCTCACAACGCGAAATAGATCGGGTTGCCGCTCGACCAGACGGGCATGCCGCAATAGAGGATACCGGCCGCCCCCACAAGCGATATCGGTCCCTGGCCGCTGGGAGGTTCTATGAACGTTCCGGGAGCGGACTGATTCGCGTAATCACTAGCAACCCAACTAGCACTACGAGCAACATTGGCAATACGAACCTCATCGATCGAGCCATAGAAATAGTCATGGAAACTCTGCATACGAGCACCAAGCCATGTGTTATACCCCGTGGCGTTAGATGGCGGGCCAATGGCTATGGAACTTGTACCTACCTGAGTACCGTTGACGTAAATCGTGTAGCTAGAGGTGCCAGATCCAATATAAGTGTAAACAGCTTGCAAGCAGACCCATGTTCCGAAGGATATCGCACTGCCACCAGTAATACCGGTTGAATTGCCACTGCTGTCATACACGTAGGCGTATACGTTACCACTCGTGGTAAGACGTAAAATGTATTCGCGGTTGGGAGGAGCGCTATTGTCGCGGCCGATGATATCATTAGCATTGCTTCCCGCCGCTACCTGATTGGCCCACCCCGAAATCGTGAAGTTGCCACTCGGTGCGAGTGAACTACTGCTGCCGGCGTCGATGTAATTGGCATTACCTATCGTCGCAGCACCGCCACTCCACGGGCCAGTACCAGCAGTCGCCCCGTGGTTGGTACTGATGTTGGCGTTCGACGTGCTGTCGTTGACGTTCAGAGTCGACGGCGTTCCAAAGTGCCATACACCCTGATAATTTTGTACCCCGTTCTCGTTCCATACGTTTTGGCTGCCGTACGTACTGCTGGCCGCAGGCTGCGCGGTCTGGCCTGAATTGCTGTAGAGTACCCAGATGTAGGTGAGAGTGCCTGTGGCCGCAACACTGGGCACCTGGACATGAATTTCGGCCGAGGGGCTACCCCCAAATGCTGCTGACACAACTTCGCATGGGATCTGCGAGCCGATCGAGGATACGGAGTTTCCCAGGCCAAGGTCGGCCGCGAACGCCAGATCGCCGCCGTCGGAACGCCCGTAGGTGTTGTTCGTCAGCTCCGTGGGCAGAGACGCCGCCGTGAGCACGACGGGGAAATAGCTCAGGGCGGTCACCGTCCCCGAGGGCACGGTGATCACCAGCCGCTGGGCCCGTGTCCAGGATGAGTACCAGGCCATTGTTTACACCTGAGGAGGAGTGGCAAGGAAAGCCGCGACCGCTTGCTGGAACGAGAGCGCTGTAGGTTGAACCGTGGTCCATTGGGACAGCCAGGTGTTCAGCGTGGTGACGTCGGTCTGGTCGGCTGTGCCGAAGGATGGATCGGGGGTTGTCAGCGCCGCGGTGACCTGGGATTGCGCAGCGGTGATCGCGGTCATCGTGTTGTTCACAGCATTGATCGAGGCGACGACCTGCTGAAATTGCCCGGCAACCTGGGCCAGGAATGCCGAGTAGGCGGCTTGTTGGAATCCGTTTCGTGCCATCTGTTTTACCCCGCGATGGTGAGAGTGGCCGTCATGTTGGCTACGCCATTGACGGCGGTGAAGTAACCCCGAACGTAAGTGCCCGCCGAGATCGCCGTCGTGCAGGTTGCGGTCCCGGAATAAGAGCCGGCCGCGATCGAGACCGCGACGAGCGTGCTCCATGTGGTTCCATCGGGCGCGGTCTGGAGCGTGATCGTCGCCGATGAGCCGGAGGGGGTCGTACCGCACGCGGCCACCACCCCGGCGCAGGTCACCGCGGTAGGCAGGTAGACCGGTGGCGTGGCGGTAGAGATAGTCGGCGTGCCTGAACAACCGAACGTCCGGTTGCCCTGCGCGACGCCCAGGTTAGCCCGTGCCGTGGCGGCCGTCGTGCCGGCCGTGCCGCCCTGGGCCACCGCCAGCGTTCCGGAGCTGATGTTGCTTGCGTTCGTCGTATCGGTCGTGGCCGACGCGACGAGGGCCAGGTTGGTCCGCACCGTGGCGGCCGTCATGTCGCTGAGGTTGTTCGCGAGCTGAGCGTACCGCGCATCGGTGCCTGAGAGCGGGACGTCTGTCGATACCGCGTACCAGATTGCGGCCGTGGCCGAATATTCGAGCTGCACGGCCTGCTGGACCAACGTCAGTGTCAGCGTCGTGGAGCCGCCAGCCACATTAAACACGTCGGAACCGGACGCTGCGATGGAGACCGTGTTCGTGCCGCCCTGGACCACCTGCTTGACGCCGATCCGGGCCCGATCGGCGGGTGTCGCCGGCAGCGTGATCGTGACGTTGCCGCTGGTCGTGTCCACGGGCACCAGATCGCCGGCGACGGCGCTATACGCGCCGGTCTTCACGCCCTGGACCGCATAGGCCATTGCACCGACGGGGAGATCGGCATTAGCGATCGCCCGGAACGTCGGAGCGGCGTTCGAGCCGGTCGACGGGCCCGCCAGCACGACGTTCTTCGCCTGAGCGGCCAGGGCCGCTGTGAGCGTGCCGCTGGTTGTCACAGCCGTGCTGGGCGTCGAGCTGAGTACCGTGCCGTCGCCGGTCAAGGTGACCGATGTGACGGTGCCGGTCCCGGATACTGTCGACCACTGCGTGCCCGTCGCGCCGGAGTTGACCGTCAGGACCTGGCCGGCGGTGCCGACGGCAAGTCTCGCCGGCGTTCCGGATGAGCCGCCGTAAATCGTGTCGCCGGCCGTCGTCATCGGGTTGGTCATACCGCCGCCAGCGGTGGCCACCAGCGTCGTTCCCGAGAAGCTCAGGTTAGCTCCTAGGGTGATGGCCGAAGGCGCTGCCGATGAGCCCGTGGGATTGCCCATGAGCGAGCTGGCGGCGAAGTTCGCCTGCTTGGCGAGGGTCACGGCGCCGGCACTGATCGTGATGACTCCGGTCGAAGTGACCAGCGTGGCGTCGCCACTCATGGTGAACCCGCCAAAGGAGCCGGCGTTGTCGTACTGGATCTGCCCGGACGTGCCACCAGGCGTGCCGCTACCGCCCGATGCCACCAGGGTCGTTCCCGAGAAGCTGAGGTTAGCGCCCAGCGTGATGGCCGACGGAGCCGCGCTCGATCCAGTGGGGTTGCCCATGAGACTGGATGCGGCGAGATTGGCTTGCTTAGCCAAGGTGACGGCGCCCGCCGCGATCGTGATGACTCCGGTCGAAGTGACCAGCGTGGCGTCACCACTCATGGTGAACCCGCCAAAGGAGCCGGCGTTGTCGTACTGGATCTGCCCGGACGTGCCGCCGGGGCTGGTACTACCGCTCGATACCAGGGTCGTTCCGGAGAAGCTGAGTCCCGATCCTAGGGTGATGGCCTCGGGAACGGCCGAGCTGCCCGTGGGATTGCCCAGCAGCGAACTGGCCGTGATGGCGCCCAGTCCGCCAGCCGTACCCCAGCCGATGCTTTTGTCGGCATTCACGGTGAGCACTTGACCCGCGGTGCCTGGAGGCAAAACATCCCAATCAACAGGATTGTTTGGCAGTCCCTCAGAATTGACGCTTTCGTCAATAACATCCTCTGGCACCGGTGTCCCCACCGAAAGTGCGCCCAGCACGACGTCTTGGCGGTTGAATCTAGCGCCCATCGAAGGTTCCTTTTTCTGCTCTCAACAGCCTCAGTCGTTCAATAAGTTCGGCACGCACGGTTCGCGGCAGACCTCGAGTGCGAAGTTGTTGCTCAACCATGATGAGTTCGCGATTCACGGTTTGCTCGCGCGCCAGATCGCGCACCGGCTTCACAACCAGACTGCGGACAGCCCCGCATGCGCTGCAGACAGCCATGATCGGAGTCAGCTTTTTTTCGAGCCCGCCGCATGCGCGACACTCGGTCTCTGATCCAAGCTCATCAGTCTCCTGGTATGCGGGAGGAGGTTGAGGGGGCGATTGATGTACATGGATCGGGACCGGCGGTGGGACATTCACCGAACGCACGCTCTCGCAGTGCAGGCAAACCGCGACAATCGGCGTAACAAGGTGCAAGACGTTTCCGCAGGCGTCGCAGACGTGAATAGCCATGATGGTAGTGGAATAGTGGCGAGTGGCGAGTGGCGAGTGGCGAGTGAATGCGGGAGACGAGGGGCTACCCGGGGGCGTCACAATCGACCAGGGCAAGGATGTTGAAAGCTTCCGTCAAGCAAATTCGTGCCAGGGGGATGTTTCCTTCACCCAGATAGATCTTGGCGTCATTGGCGATCGAGGATGCCCAGCCCATAACGGCCAGGCGGTGAATTTCCCGGAGCCGGTCTGGCACCACATCCATCGCGATGGCCCGGCGGATGTCGCTCGGAATGTCGCCCGCCGATTGATACCTCGACGTCATCGATTCCTTGTGCGACCGGAAACGACAGAGGGATTCCGGGCAGTAAAACCAGGGGACGGCGGCCGCGAGCTGCTTCCACTTCTGCCAGTCCGCCGAATGCGGAATCGACTGATCGAAGAGACCCACGCGGTCGTAGGCCGGCCTTGCAACAAGCATCCCGACTATGGAGAACGAAGTGCCCGTGTAGAGATGAGCCAGGATCGCGTCTGGCTTCTGGATTCCAGTGCGGTCAAACCACCGCGGCATGGCTGCTTCTTGACCGGTCTCGTCATTCACGATGCGTGGTAGGATCGACACGACACCCGCTTCGGGAACTTCTTCCAGAGCCTTGAGAAACCGAGCGTAGAACCCTGGCAAGATCCAATCGTCATCATGCACGACGTGAATCCAGTCGCCCGTAGAGGCCATAATCAAAGCATTCATGTTTCCGAATATGCCGAGATCCTCGGCATGGCGGATGACCCGGATCGAGGGGCACACGTCGCGCGCAGCGCCGGCCACATCCTCGGTCGAGGCGTTGTCGCCCAGAATCAGCTCGTAGTCCGCGTGCCTCTCCAGTTCGGGGAGGCACGCGAGCACGGAGCCGATTGACTGGGCCAAGAACTTGGTCCGGTCCTTGACCGGAAAGAGAATCGAAAGTCGCATCAAGCATAAGCCTTGAGAAGCGAACAGAGATAAGTGCCAACCGCCGTGCAGAGAATTGACACTGAGTCGATAGCCGCTACCGTGCTCAATGTCTTGCTACCGCCGACGAAGACCGACCCCGTCGGGAACGTACCCGTTCCTTGCGACACCGAGGATTGAGTCAGCACCAGCGTGATGCTCTGTCCGATCTGGACGTTGGTGTAGGAAAAGACCGTGTTCGCCGTGATGGTGAATGGAAAGACCCCAGCGGTCGACCAGTCCACGGTTGGTGTGCTGGCCGTCGATGTCGTCGTGACGCTTGCCGCTGTGGCGACAAAGTCACTGGGCCATGCTATCCACTTTCCATTCAGGCCAACCGGGCTGAATCCCGTCTGCGGGCTGGTGTCAGCCGGGTCTTGCACGGTCACGCCCTGAACGGGAGGGCTTGTTACTGTACCGGAAACGATCATGGTCGGAATACCTCCAGAGTTGCTCAATAGTGGCGAGTGGCTCAAATAGTGGCGAGTTGCGAGTTGAGAGTGGCGAGTGAAGACAATTCGATTCTCTCGCCACTCTCAACTCGCCACCAGCGAGCGCAGCGAGCGACGCCACTACGACTGGATAATCACGCCGAAGTCGGGACGGATGACGCCGAGGGCGTAACCGAAGTCGACTGTAACGAAGAGGGCCTGGTAGATATGGACATAGGACACCATGACGCGGAGGGGGATGCCCATCAGGTCGATGTAGGACACATCGACGACGTTGCGGGCTTCGTCCGGCGTGGCGATCGGCCGCAGGGCCAGCGCGATGGCGTACTCGTGCAGGGCCAGGTTGGTATAACTGTCGACGGTTAGGGTCGAGCCGCTGAACGCCGTGGTGGGCGCCGAGACAACCGTGGCCGCCGTGTTGCTCGAGATGGTGGCGATCTGGACCGGGGCTGACGAAGCAGTACTGACTGCGGAATCGTGCACCCACTGACCGACCTGCAGTTGGGTCAGGAAGAGCGTGTTTGTACCAGTCAAGGTCGTGGTCGAACTGCTCACCGTGCCGGCCAAGTTCGTGATGGATCGGGCTGTGGTCGTGACCGACCCGCTGGCCAGGGTTCCAGACCCGATCACGGCACCGAGCGTCAAACTGGTGTCGGAATTGATCGCAGTGACCTTGTACTGGGTCTTCACGGCCTGGCCGTCGCAGCCAAACGTGAGATAGGACGTACCCGCAGTGAGTTGCTGCGTGAAAGCCGTGTTCAGGCCGGTAATCGTGGTCGAGTTGTAAGTCGCGGTCACCTGGCCGTAGATGATGCTTCCCGAGCTGGTCGGCATCTGCTGATCCCAGACGACCTGGAAGTTGAAGGCATGGCCCACGTCGGCCTGCTGGCGGGCCTCGAAGGCGATCGCTGCGCTGACCAAGCTTTCCTGCACCCAAGCCGAGTCGCCCAGCATCTTGCGATAGACCTGGTTGTGGACCATGAGCCGGAGCTTGTCGCGGTCTTCCAACGGCACCTTCTGGTCGGCCAGCACGCCCCAGGCGTTGAGCTGGTCGTTTACCACGACCTCACCCTGCGTAGCGCCGACGATCGGAGCGTTGCTGTTGAAGTTGGCGGGCGTGATCAGCGCCGCGATCTGGCCGTTGAGATACTCACGCGCCCTTTTATAGAGCGGGTCGAAGAACTTCTGAGCGAGGTCGACCGCGGTCTGCCATTGCTCGAAGTCCTGGAACTGCAGCGCGGCACCCGCCCGGGTCTGGAACACCAACGGGATGTAATTCGGGTTGACCGAGGTGCCGGTCAGGATGCCGTTGTTGATCGCCTGGAGCGGTCCCACATCGGGGAAATAGACGTCGACCGTCTTGCCGATGCGGGCGGCCTCGGGCTTGACGTCCTTGTAGACTGCATCAAGCAGCGCGGTTCGCCCGACCTTGGCCTTGTTGTACTCATCGGCCCCGGCCACCAGGGTCTCGAAAAATGCAGCGAAATTGTTGGCCACGAAGGGGCCTCCTGGAAAAAACGAATTGAGAAAGAACGGGGGGAAGGCGGAGCCTGTCCGCAGATGAGAAGGCAGATGAAAAGGCAGATGAATTTTAAATTAAAAAATCTGTATGTTTATCTGCGTCATCTGCGGACAGTTTGTCTTTCACGGGCAGTCGTGGGTCTTGTTCTCGTCGCAGCCGTCATAGGCGCGGCCGATCTCGGCGTCACGATTCAGCAGGTTCGGCCGTGCCCTATCCTGGCTGCCGGCTGGGTTTGTGGACAGGTTCTTGGAATAACCCTGCAGGCTGTTGGCGCGTGCCGCGGGACCGGCCGCGGCGTTGGCATTCTGGATCTGTCGTGCCATGGGTCTCTCTCTTAACGGAACCGGCCGCCGATGGCCGCGTCCCTGATGATTTCCTTGTTCTTCGGGTCGAGCATAAACTTGGGATCGGCCCGCATCTCCTGCGTGACGATGGTGCCGTCGGCACCCTGGTTGCGGTTGGCCCTGCCGCCGCCGGCCGGCTCGCCCGCATTACCGATATCCAGCCCGTACTTGGTCCGGCTGGTGGTCCTGGCGGCTTCCTGGGCGGCCTTGGTGACGTCCGTCGGCTCGGGGTCGAATGCGTAGTCGACCTCGCTCTTCAATTGCGCCACGGCCGTCTGAAGGGCCCTCTCGTCGATCTCATCGGACTTGGGTTCGTAGCCGCGGTCCTTGGCATCGCGCCAGAGCTGGCGGAGGGCCTTAGCCTTGGCCTTGGACGCGCTCGCCAGTTCGGCGAACTTGTCGAAGTGGTTGCGATCGCGGATCGAGGCTTCCAGCTCGGCGATCCGGGCCGATGCCTCGGGCGAGGTCTTCAAGCTATCGCGATCCGCGGAGACATCGGTCAAGGCGGTGCGGTATTCATCGCGCTCCGAGGTGAGATTCTGGAGCTGCGCGGTCAGGGATTCGACCTGGCGTTCGAGCACGGTCAGGGCTGTGGTTTCTGCGGGCATGGGACCCTCGGGGGTTGGAGTTTCATCGGGCATGGGTGCACAATCCGAGAAAAAAGTCAGGTGCCTCTTGTCAGGAAGCAGTACCGTGCGGTACTATATAGGTAGAGGAGGTGAGTGATGACGACGATTCAGAGGAGCCTTTACCTGGGAGCTGAAACCGAGGCCAAGCTGCGAGAGCTTGCCACACACTGGTCCCAAGCCAAGCCCCTGCCCATTTCCGCGGTCGTTCGCGAGTGCGTGCGACGAGTTCACGAGAGCGAGACATCCAAGACGAAGGAGAAACGACGATGAACGCGACATTCACCAGAGGCTTTCAGGCACACGTTTTGGGCGACACCCATACGGTCGCAATCCCCGATGAGGTTGCAGACAATCAAGCCGAATTCAACGGTCAGACGATCACCGTGCGCGATCACATGGGTGATCAGGTTCAGGCGATCTTGCGAGGCGATTTGTACGAACTCGGAGCTTCGGGCACGGGAGACTCTATCGTTGAACTGATCGTTGCATGAGCTTCACAGCCTTTAGTGTGGCGTAATGCTTCGCCCGCGCGCCTTTGAGAGCCCCCAGGGCCTTGGCTTTTGCCAGGGCCTTTTCTGCTTGATCCTCGGCCTTTGCAAGAGCCGCTGCCGTGCCTGCTGGCGCCCCCTCTTTTTTCCATTTCGCGATATTCTCAACTGCCTTTGCGTGGACTATTGATGCGTGGGTTGCTGCGTCTTTCCGTTCTTCTCCCACGTCTTTGTAGCTACCCCAGCCTTGCTTTTGGTGCAGCTTAAATTGCCGATCCACCGTATCCGAACTCGGCCCCGCCGCCTTGGCGTGCTCGATGGCGCGGGTAGTCTTCGCCGTTGCCTTGCCAATCGCCGCCTTGCTCCGCGCCGCCATCACCTTGCCACGATCCTTGCCGCCGCCGCTCGAGCTTATCGCGCCGCGCGTGGCCAGGACCTTGCCGCTATCGGAGATGTAGACGTGTTGATCGTCGTCGAGTGTGACCCAGTGTCCCATGATCGTTACTTCTTCAATGCCGCCTGAACACGGCGGTAATCCAGGGTCTCGTCGGCGGTCAGATATTCGAGGCTCTGGAAATACGTCTCCGCGTCCACCAGGTCGGCAATGATCTCGGGCCACTCCGGCGCACGCTCGGGGAAGCGGTAGACGCGCGCAAGTCGCCGATGGGCGAGGATCGCGGCGCGAATACGGTCAGCGTTCATCAGTCCGCCCCCATCGTGGTCGTCGCTGGGCCCGTGACGCTGTTATCATTGTTCTCGTACCCGCTCTCGGCGCCCTCGGTGGTATCCGCCTGCTGCTGCATTCGCTCCGCGTTCCGCGCGTCCTGCTCTTCGCTGGGCATCGTCTCGCTCGCCGGTGGGGTCAGCTCCTGCGGGAGGACCGCCTTGGCGGTTTCCTCATCCTCGGCAACCTCCTTGAGCCGCTGGACGGCCTGGTCGTGGTTGAGCCCATAGCGCTCCATACACACGTTGATCCGGCTCTTGATCCCCACCTGCATCTCCCACTCGTCCGACTGGTCACGGTCGGGGCCCGGGATCGGGATGCGGGGCTCGGCCCAGGCCAGCAGGAGCTGGAGCTGCTTCGCCTGCTCGAGCAGGTCGGCGTGGCCGTAGTGGTTACCGCACGCGGTCAGGACCTTGCGGGCCAGGCTTAGCTCGGCGAGTTGGTAGATAGGGCGCCGCTGGCGGGCCCGCGTGAGCAAGGGCGCGGACTTGATGATCAGGCTGATCCCTGAGGGAGCGTCGTCGTACTGGAGCTCGAGGGCGCTGTACGGCAAATTGACCGCCGTCGCGACCTGCTTCATGTACTTCTCGAGGTCGACCCAGATGCTCTCGATCGCGAGCTGAGCTTGCAGATATTCGGCCGAGGGCTCCCCTCCATCGGCGTAGCCTTCCCCGGTGTAGCCCGTCCCGCCGCGACAGAGTCGCATGAACCGGCCGGGCCCGATCTCC